CACGATCGGATTGCCCTTCGCGTCGACCAAGCCCGTATCGACTTGCTTTTCGCCATCGACGCTGATGTGCGGCAGCATCGGGTCGGACACCCAATCCGCAATGCGCGGGTAGTCGAGCCCCGAGCGCGGCCTGCTGACATACCGGCTCACTGCGCCCATCCCGAAAGCCGTTCACACTTGCCGCCATTGATCCATCCGCGTGGAAGCACGGTGACGACGCATGTTCCCTCGAGGATCAGCTTCGTGCCGTCGCCCATGCGAACGACCGTGGCGCCGAACGCAGCCGCCTGATGAACCGCCACAGCCGCCGAACGAATGCGCGACCGTGCCTCGGCCTTCGTCACCGCTTCGATCCGCTCCTGGTAGCGCTCGACGGCATGACGGGAAACGCGCATCACGCCCGCGCCAGCACGTTGAGAATCTGCACCGCCCGCTCGTGGGCGTACGTCGGCGTGATGCACCCGCGCAGTTCGGCAAGCGCGACCTCGGCGGCCAAGCGCTGCTCGCCGCGGCTGATGTCGGGCCAAGCTTCGAGCTGCGGATAGACCCGCTGAGCCCTGAAGTGGTTGCCGTAAGCGTAGGTCACGCCGCAACCGCCTCTCCCGGCTTGGGCGTCGGACGTGCCGGCGACGGGTTCTGTACTTCGACCTGCGCCTGATGCTCGGGGAATTTCTTCTCGCTGTCGATGAGATCGCCGCGCTGAAGCAGGTCGAACAACTCCTCATCGGACAGCTTGCCAGCCTGGTTGGCTGCGATCAGCCCACCAAGCGTCTGGGCGTCCATCATCGTGGGCAGGAAGATGCGGTTCAGTTGGTACTCGATCTTAGCCGTTGCCTGACCGCTCCATTCGGCCATGACGCCGAGCGCCCATTCGATCGACGCCGAGACCGTGATCGCGACGTTCGACAGCGCCGAGTTTTCGCCATTGCGCTTGATCTGCGTGGCACCAAGGGTTTCGACCTGCTTGGTCTCGTCCATTATGGCCCGTGCGCCGGCCATCGCCATCTCTTGCTTTTTATCGTTGAGCGCATCGCGCAGCGCACCGAGACCTTGGCCTGTGAACTCGAGGAAAGTGGCGGTCGCGTTCGGATCGGGGAAAACCCACGCGGTGGGAGAACCGATGTAGAGCTTTTCGCCCTCCTCCTTCTGGTAGCCAGCAACAACTGGTGTCGGGAGACCGGTGAAATGGAGGCCGTGCCGATAATCGGCATTGATCTGGTAGACGGCGATGTTGGCCTCTATCATGTCGATCAGCGCCGGATCATCGATCTCTGTCTCTTCTCCGTCCGCGCCGTAAGTCTTGAATGGCACGTAGGTCAGCTTCTGCCCATTCATCAGCGGGTAGATGTCGCCGCCGATCTGTTCGTCGTTGCCCTTCTCGTCGACGCGCCAAAGCTGCTGCCGGTAGAAACCATGCTCGTCGAGATCGAGGACGCGCCAGCGCTTCTCGGTCTTGTGACTGAAGCGGTCCTCGGGAACGGGAAACTGCTCGCACAGCTTGACCATCGCATATTGGCCAGGCTTGCCTGGCTCTTGCTCTTTCCAGTTGTCGATCGACTCCGCAGGGTAGAGCGCGAGTTTGGGCCGGAGACGAAGCGCTCGAGCGGCGGCAACACTGAGCGGGGTCACGCCTTCCGGCGCAACCGAGTGATCGACGAGGATCCCGTAGCGGGTGATAACCAGCGCTTCGTGCGCCAGGGCCTTCGCGAACGTCTCGGCTTCCTTGCCCGTCATGGTGACGTCGAGGAGGAATTCGTCCAGCGATGGCGGCACGTCCTTCGTCGGCGGCTTGCGAAACAGCATCCCGACGAAGGCGCGAACGGTGATCCATGAGCCGTTGAAGAAATCGCTCCGCTTCTTGCGCGCCGAGTAATCGTCCTCGCTTTCGTCCTTCAGCTTTGGGAGGTAGATCGGGCCGGCCTCGTGCATCGCGCGCTGGCCAGCGATGACGTCGCGGCACTTCTTCCACACCGGCGCCATGCGGTCATAGTCGGGGTGAGTTGTGCGAACGCCCTTCGTCTGTGCGGTCATGTACCTGATCCCCGGTGAAGGCCGCCCACTCTATGCGGGGACAAGGTTCGTCGGTTAGGTTTGCGCATCAGATGCCGCCGATCGCCACGCGCTGCATGGCGCGTCCGCGGATCGGGAACTTGTACGAGACGAAATACCCGGCCGCGTCGTTGACGTGATCGAGGCCTGAAGTCTTATCTGGCTCGCCGTTCTTGTCGTAGGCCTGCTTCTCCAGCGCCTCGACAAAGGACGGGCACTTGTCGACGTTAACGCGCAGCCGACGCTTCACTGGCTTGTCGCCGCGCATCTCCATGCCGAGCGTGTTGGTGACGCCCTCGACGGTCGAACAGATCATCTGATTCATCGCGAGCACGCGATCCTTGACCGCGGGATTGGCCGAGTTGACCAGCACCGTGAACCGCGCCGCCCTCAGTAGCGCTATGTCGCTCTCGCTCGCGTTGTTCGACTTGCGGCTATTCCCGCTCGCGTCGGGATAGACGAAGATCGCATGGCCCTCGTAGCGCGCCTTGATGCTGGCGATCATGGCTGGCGTGTCGAGAATGCCGGTGAGCTCGTCGACGGCGTGCGGCTCGCCATCACGCAGCACGAACACGACCGCTGCCATCTGCCCGACGTTGAAGTCCATGCCGATGTGTAGCGGCTCGCTGACCTTGATCGTCTCGGTAGTGGCGTTCAGTCTGCGATCGAAGTGCGGGTACACGCAGCCGCTGGCCATGTTCACGAACTCGCCGAGCAAGTAGGCTTGCGCGACGTTCGTTGGATAGTCAGCCTCGAGGCCTTCGATGTAACCAACGGGCAGATTGGCGCGGTTCGAATAGGTTGCCGCCTGGATGAGCCGATAGCCGGGCTTCGGGTTCTTCTTCCACTTCTCGTAGACGAACTTGAACCCTTCTGGCGTGGTCACGACGCCGACCGTGTTGCGCGATCCGTCGGGCTTCTTCTGTCGGTTGCGGCCAAGGATCTTCCGCCACACGTTTTGCGCCTTGTCCTGCGCCAGCGTGTCGATCTCATCCGCGATGGAGTCCGCGACCTCGTAAGCGACGATGCGCTCGGGCGTATCCATCGTGCGGAAAATGATCTGTCCCCGCCTCTCGACATCGATCAGCGCATCGTTCTTGTTGAGCCGATACGGGAGATGCATGTTGGACAGCATCTCCTCGAAGCGAGGCTGGGCCATCTTCGAAACAAGGTCGTAGGTCGGCAGATAGTAGGCGACGTTCTGCCTGGGATAGCCGAGCTTGAGCCGGATCAGCCGGCAGATCGCAGCGTGACTCTTGCCAGTGCCGTAGCCGGCGACCAGAGCTGGAAAGGGCTCCTCCGCATACACAAAGTCATCTTGCGGAATAGTGAGATCAATCGTCGGCACGGGTGGTGGGCTCCCCCGATGCGTCGATGCGGCGGAAGATTAGCGGCTCGTCAGGATCCGAGCTCAGCTGCACCTTTTCGGTGAAGAGTTTCAGATGCTTGCCGAGCAGTTCAGCGCCTTTGAGCACGCCCATAGCGTTGAACGTATAAGCCTTGGCCATCCCTCCATCTGGCGTCTCGACCTCGACGTGCTCCCCCTTGCGGTTGAAAACCGGCTCGGCTTGCTTGCAGCGCTCCATCGTCGAAACTATTGATTGTAATACATAATCTGCCGTGATTTCGGTTCGCTCTGAACGCTTGTCCATCGCCACTTGCACGGCGGCAGCGATGTCAGGTTTTGACAGGTTCTCTTCGCCGATCTGGCGGGCTGTTTTCACACTGTAACCGGCACGGATCGCAGCCTGCGTCGCGTTGAGGTCGATCAGGTATTCGTCGACGAACAGCTGCTGTTTCGGGGTCATGGCTGTTCGCTGTCCCTACCGCTCACTCAGGTTCATCGGTTAGGTTCAGCGGGAACGCCTTGTTCAGGATCACTCCGACGTCGCGGCGATCGAGCTTCAACTCGCTTCGCCTCGTCTGCCCTTCACGAGCCTTCGTCAGCCGCTCACGCCCACACTCATCGATCCAGCGACTGATGAGGCGAAAGTTCGCATGGTAGCGACGCCGGCACTCGTTGAAGCCGAGCATGATGAACGTGATCTCGAAGTCGGGCGGACAGCGCCGACGCAGTAGCGTGCGATTGACGAGCTCCTGAGCAGCCCGGGCTTTCAGCAGCCGAGCCTTGCCGCATTCGTCTAGCCAGC